AGTTCTTTCTGCTTGCTCATCGTAAACCTCCATGAATGATGATACCTTATCTATATGGCATAGTACGTTAGTGATTACAAGAGCACATAAAGACCTTTTTCCAGATAAATTAAAAAAAAAAAAAAATGAAAAAAAATCCTGTATTATTTGTAATCATGTACTCACCCTAACAAATATCCTTTTAGAACATGGACTAAGCCTGCCCTAGGTGATTACAGGGTGATTACATTGAGTACAAAACCTCTGGAAAACCTCTTTAATTGACACTTTGGCTTCCCGCTATGGTTGTGCCGGACTACCTTTAACTGGCCTTTTTCTGTGAAAATGAGTACAGTGAGTACAAACTGATTACACTGATTTGGGGGTTATATGGCACGAGAAACGGGTAAACATCGTCCTACTCTGACAACACGGCAAGAGACGTTTGCCAAGCATGTTGCAGAAGGCATCTATACAAATACTGAAAGCGCAAGGAAGGCTGGATATGCGTACCGCCTGTCTAGTAAACAGGCCACGGTATTGCTTAACGGTCGTGATTTCCCGCACGTTGTGGAACGTGTGAAGGAACTCAGGGAGGAAAGAGAGAGGCGATATGGCGTCACCATCATGGGTCAGCTTGAACGGCTCTCAAAGCTATCTCGTGGGGCAGAAGATGATGGACAATATTCTGCAGCAATCAACGCTGAGAAAATCCGATCAGCTTTGGGGGGCCTGACAGTAGACCGGAGGGAGAATATAAATACAATAGATCAACTGTCGAGGGATGAAATTGTTGGTCGGCTTGCCGATCTGCAGAAAAAATATCCGCAAGCGTTTGATATTGAGGCTGAGTACAAGGATGTAACCAATGAGCAAGGGACCGGAGGCGAACTTTTGGAATACAATGAGGAAATCATTGCCGAAAAAGACGTTTGCAACAAGGATTGAGAACAAGCATGGGGGTGGAGTACCCGATGTACATGTAATCTGGCAGGGAATACCCTTTTGGGTAGAGTTAAAAGTGTCTTCTGGTAACCGGATAAAATTGACGTCCAATCAAATTGCGTGGAATGCCGCATATTGGGCGCGTGGGGGCCTGAATTACATCTTGGTCAAAGACCCAAGCACTAAGGGGCTTCTTTTATTTGACGGTTGTGACGGGTCCAAGGCCCTTGATACGGGTATCAAGAGCGATTGCTGCAGCCGATACGGCAGTTTTGGTGAGTTATTCGTGGACCTTCGACCTCGGATGTTCATTCGGCTATCGGAATCTTGCGGCTTCCAACCAAGTCTTGCGGCTTCCGGCGCGGAATCCGCATACTAAAACCACCTGTATCCGCGCAGCGGGTGTAGGTGGTTTTTAAAAATAGAGTGTGCGCAGCACTCAATCTCTTTTCTTTGAAGCAGGCGGCGACTAGCCGCTCATTCTTTTTTGAGTTATGCGGTGGCCCCTGATTGGGACCACCTGTTTGTTTAGATATCTGCGCCGAAGGTTTCGTCTGCCTCCTCGAACATTAGCTGCGCTGTCTCTTCTTCCTCTTTGTCGATGGCTGACCCATCTGTCATGAGGATTTCTTTGAGTTCGCCACCTGTCATGCCCAGCATTCCTGCGTAGGTGAGAATGGACAGGTTAGGATTGAGGTCGTAGTACTCCCTGATTTCGTCGTGGTCGCTGGCATCGATTAACGTAATAGCCATATTAGTTCCCTTTCTGGTTTAGATGGACGTTTCACTTGATCGAAGGCTTCTTGTCCGAAGAGGCCAACGAACTGATCTTTGGTTGGGGCAAGCTCTCTTGATGGTTTGTAGACCCACGTTGCCAGCCCCTGATCGACCGCTTGTTGTTGGTAGTAGTCGATCAGCTTCGTGTACTGTCGAGAAACGCTGCGGTTGTCCCGCAACGCTTCTTCTAGGTAGAGCAGCCGCTCCTTGATGGGAAGCTGCTCCAGTTGCTTAGTTAGGGATGTATTCAATCGCGGTAGCCCCTTTCTTTAGAACCGCTCGACGGATCACTTTGCCGTCTAGGTAGAACCGGTACTCTCGGTCCCCGTTGTCCTGCACCCGATGCGTAGTGCTGTGTCGCAGGAAGACGTGGCTGTTGCTGGCAGAGGTGCCGACCTTGACTGTCACCTCGCCAGTTGCTTTTACGCCATACGATTTGTCTGACTTGTATACGCAGGCAGTGATTTGATTCCAGATGGGCCAGCTTCTCATTGGAACAGCCCGTCATATTCGTGCGTTGACAGGAAGTGGCGGAAGTCGTTGTCCACCCGTTCGCTGTACGCTTGCCACTCGTCACGGAACTGTTGGGCGTCATCACCCTGCAGCCAGAATGACCAGCCTCCCTCGTGTTCTACGACCTTGAGGCCGTATCCGACATCGCTCATATAGTAGCCACCTATCCTCATACGTTGTCTCCCAGTAGGTTGATTGTTGCGATTGGGTTAGATGTTCCATTTGAGACATCAGATACCTCTGACGCCTCCCATGTGCCATCGCCTTTGAAGATATTGAGTTGTTTGGTCCTCCCTTCGTGCAGCATCCTCCGACCTTCGACTAATGCCAGAGTTTTGTTTTTGTGCTGGGTTGAAATGATCCACTTTCCGTTGGTGTGAGAGAGCCGCCACCGCGACCCTCTCTTCCAGACATTGCTGTCTAGCCAAGCCATCAGTCTACAGTGACCGTAAAGGTTGTGCCTGATGCAACGTTTATCTCCTTGTCGCTGAAGTCATAATCGTCGATGACCTCAACGATCATGTCGGTCATACCGCCGTAGCAGGTGAGATGTTCCTGCGCGATCTCCCCTATGTCGTAGGAATGATTGGTAATATCGAACTCCTCTATCTGGTTTTCCAGACTGTCGATCTTGGTCTGGAGTTCTTCGATCTTGGTGTCAGTCTCGCTTTTGTTTGCGGACTGAACGATTGAGATGATGAGTTGTGCCAGAGCGGTTGCGTCAGCGTCGATCTTGTTTTCTTCGTCGAACATTGTAGTCTCCTAGTTTGGTTAGATGGTGCGGGAGCCGAGGCCCCCGCTTGGTGATTAGGATTGGTCTGTTAGTAGCAGCCCGTTGCCGTGCAGGTTGGCTTTGTATTTAGCCACGGCAGCTTGAATGCTTGCGGTCAACTCATCGGCTGCGAACCCTGCGGTATCAGAACCGCTGTCAAGTCCGACAGTTGATATCGAGTCTACTGCGCTCTCCAATGTGGTGATTGGAGTGTTGGCGACCGCGATCTCCATAGAGGGCATGTTAGCCACGAACGCGGTTGCTTGCTCCATGACCTCACGTATCCTGTCGATATCAGCATGTTGATGAGAAGGGGTGCTGAAGTCTTTGGATTCGAGACTCCCGAATCTGTCTACTGCGGCGGACCATATCGTTACATGGAACTCCCGACGATATGAGTCGAGGCGCTGGTCGCCCAACCGGACGGTCACCTCGACGCGGTGATACCCCTTATCGACAAGGGCTTGCTCGGTGTCTTGGATGAAAGTTTTGAGTTCGATGATGTCCATTGGATACTCCATTGCTGAACAGTTTAAGAAAAACAACACACTCACATTTTTGCGGGTGTCGTGCGACCCGGTTTTTGCTGGGCAGGAAATGGGGGTCAAGCTCGGAGTACAAACACGGAGCAGGCATCCTTAAAAACAAAAAATGTTGCCTGAAACAGTTTGGACGGGCCGTAGCTCTCGACGTTTATACACTCACTGGTCGTGCTATTATGTGATGCTTGAGGCCCATTTTCTGAACGGCGATCCGAGTGTCGGTCGCGCACGGAAAAATTGTGTGTGTGTTGTGCGTCAGGGGGAGGTTCAGAAAACAAAAATCAGAGCGCGTAAGCGCACAATAGAAACAGTTTTCTGGGCTGACCGTAGGGGCACCAAACAAGAACCCCCGATGCAAACCAACAGCAGCCCCACCCACGACAGATCGGGGGCCAATCGCCAAACAAATGTGATTCCGGTTCAGGAATCTTCTAAAAGGCGTTTTGGGTATTCTTCAAGAAACAAAAATAAGAGCAAGGAAGAGAGCGACCGTCTAAGCTGATTCTTCATCGGCTTAGACGGTTGTGAGAAGGAATTGCACAATAAACTCAGTTTCTTGCTTGGTTTGGGATAAGTCCCCCCTGACTCTTTTGGGGTCGCCCCTTCGCGACCTATGGGCCTCTCGTCTTCTGCATCGCGCTGGAGGCGCAACGTGGATTGTGCGTTCTTAAAAAATCATCCCTTGGCAAACCAAGCTATGTGACTTTGCCATGATTTTTTGAGGACGCTCAGGCAATCCACAAAGGAAATGTGAAGTAAGGATGGCCCATACGAAACTTGCCCCGGGCCTTGTGCCCGTGCAAGGGATCGTTCTCTTTGAAGCAGGCGGCGACTAGCCGCTCAACTTATCCTTGCGTCAAGGATGGAAGCCCGTCAGGGTCAAGACCGCCGAAGAAGGGCTTGATTCACGACAGCCTGCCCGGACGCCCAGTTAAAACCACAGGACCAAGTAATAAATTTCCAGCAGCGTGATAGGCCCTAGCAGAAACACGAGCCTTTCCAGACAAGCAAGCTCCAGAGAAAGCATATGCCTCTTGAAAAACACAAGGCCCTAGAACAACCCTATGTTTTCTGGAAGCATGTCTTGGGGGTTACTATGCCTAATTGCAACGGTAGCTAGACAACCTCGACCCCCATCACCCCCTTTTAGGAGGTACGCAGGTCGTGCGGCGTCCTATAGTGTTAGTCCGATAAAATTGTTCCGGTGTTTTTTCGTTCGGAAAAAATCTGGGTGCAAAATCATTTCTCTTTGGTTATAGTTCCGGTAGACGTGGTTCACGGGCCTTGGTTCGATGGGGTATATGCTATGAATATGGTTCGTAATTTATTAGATTTGATATACAGTGCTGAGTCTGGTCGGAATTATGATGCGTGGAACACGCAGACTAAGATCAGGTCGGAGCGTCCTTTAACTGAGTTGACGGTTGCTGAGATCATGGCGATTCAGGAGAAAAACAGGGGGAATGACGGCGGTGCTGCGGGTGCTGGTCAGATTAAGAAAAGCACGATGCAGTTGTTGTTGAACAACAAGATTTTGTCTAAGGATGATAAGTTTACTCCGGAGGTTCAGGACCGCGCACATTTGTTTTTGTTGCAGAACCGTGGCTTGAATGATTTTTTATCGGGTCAGATAGATTTAAACGAGTACGGTCATAGGTTATCCAAGGAGTATGCGAGTTTACCTAGTATGAAGGGTGAGACGCCTGACATGTCTTATTATGAGGGTGAGGCTAAGAACTCTGCGCGAGTAAAGCCTGCTGAGATTAACGCTCAGTTATCTGCGTTATTGGACATTGATTCTGAGGCGAACTTAGACCTTGCGAACCAAGGTTCGGGGATCACGAACAATGTTGCTACGGGCGTTGATCCACAGGTTAAGGCAATGGCTGCGGCTGTCATGGAGGCTAGGGAGGGTGACAAGAAACGTTCTGGTATTGGTAATATTATGAAGGGTCTTTCTATGATGGAGTCTTCACCACGTCCCATGCCCATGCCTACGCCGACGAGTGCCTTGCAGGTTTCTCAAAGACCGCCTAGTGCTATGGATAGGTTTACGGGCGGCATTGCTAGTTTAAAAGACAGTATCGGAAACATGTTTAGGATGGGGAATTGATATGGGCTTTTTAGAAGACTTAGGAAATTTCGTTAATAGCATTACGTCTGGTCAGGGCCAGAATTATGTTTCTGACAGAGAGAGACGTGCCAACGAAGCAACGGGTCAGGGAAACGTACAAACAGGTAGTGGGGGTCCAAAGCGTTCTGAAGTTGTGCGCCCCAAGCTTCGCCCTAAAACAATTACTGTTCCTAGTGGTGGTGATGACGGCGGTACGAGAACCATACCCTTTGCAGATTACAAACCGACTCCTACTAATGTACCTTATTTTGGCGGTCCTAATATTAGTCCGCCCACTCCGGCTAAAGAACGTGGGTTTCAGAACTTTAAAGAGACCTTTAAAAATATACCTTCATCAATAGCAACAGACTTGAGGTTGGGTATTGGTTCTTTGAGTGGCCCTGAAGGTTTTACGGATGCTTTAGAGAGTTTGGGTTTTGGAACGTTTAGGAATAAAGACGGGGGTATTTCTGATGAGGCTGCGTTGGCCTATGCAAATTTTCAACAGGCTTCACGAGACAGTAGAGATCGTCAAGAAGAGGAATCAATGGGCGATGGCGATGACGATTTCTACGGCAACTATGATCCGTGTCCCGAGGGTTATCGGACTGATCCGGTAACGGGGATGTGTGTTCCTGTAATGGGTGTGGCGTATGACACGGCTCCTTCGGCTCCTGCTCAGTATCAGGGTAATTTTGTTGGCGATCCCTTTCCCACCATTGCGAGTGGCGGCGGCATGACTTCTCCTGTTGTTCCTTCGATGGACTATACTCAGCCCATGGATTTCACTAGTCCAACGATCACGCCTCCTACACCTCAAGGCATTGCTGGAATACCTCTCACACCGATTATGGTGTAGGTGTGAAGTGTCGGCATTGTGGTAGAGAGATTGAGGAGGATACGGTGGACAAGGCTCCTTCGTGTTCCCATTGCTATCTGCCTTGGTTTTTCTTTTTAGGGGAAAATAAAAATGCAGTGTTGGCATTGTAGTACTGAGTTAATTTGGGGCGGGGACCATGACATAGAGGACGATGAGGACTATGTTATGGAGACGAACTTGTCGTGTCCTGAGTGTAGGACCTTGGTAATGGTTTATTATCCCGCAGAGGAAGAAGATGACCCTTCAGAGCTTTGATGCGCTTCCCGAGGAGGCGTTAAAAGAGATACTGGCTTTAACGGAAGCCAAGAGGCGTCTTGATTTACAGGACGAAGCGCAGAACAAGTTCATGCCGTTCGCGCATCATGTGTATGAGAACTTCATTGAGGGGCGTCATCACAGGGTTATTGCGGAGAAGCTAGAGGCGGTGGCTCGTGGCGAGTTAAAGAGGTTGATTATTAACATGCCGCCTCGTCATTCGAAGTCCGAGTTTGCGAGTTACCTGATGCCTGCATGGTTTTTGGGTAGGAACCCTAAACTAAAGATCATTCAGGCTACCCATAATACAGAACTAGCTGTACGTTTTGGTAGGAAGGTCCGAGATTTAATTGACGATCCTGCGTATCGGGAGATTTTTCCGGACACGAGTTTGAAGGAAGACAACAAGGGCGCGGGAAAATGGGGTACTGACAAGGGCGGCGAGTACTTTGCGGCGGGTGTTGGTGCTGCGGTCACGGGTCGTGGTGCGGATTTGTTTGTGATTGACGATCCACACTCGGAGCAGGACGCTATGAGCGACAGTGCGTTTGACAATGCGTATGAGTGGTACACTTCTGGTCCTCGTCAGCGTCTACAACCGGGTGGTGCAATCATAATTGTCATGACTCGGTGGGGTAAGAAGGACTTGACGGGTCGTTTATTGGCCCGACAGGGCGGCGATGTGATGGCGGACAAGTGGGAGGTGGTGGAATTTCCTGCGATTATGCCTAGCGGCAACCCTTTGTGGCCTGAGTTTTGGGAAAAAGACGCATTACTGGGGATTAAGGCGTCTCTGCCCGTGTCAAAGTGGTCTGCGCAGTGGCAGCAGACGCCCACGGCCTCTGAATCTGCGATTATCAAGCGCGATTGGTGGCAACCGTGGGAGGAAGACAAGGTTCCCACGTTAAAATACGTCATGCAGTCGTATGATACGGCGTTTTCGAAGAAAGAGAGCGCGGATTACAGCGCAATTACGACTTGGGGCGTGTTTAACCCGCTAGAGGGCGGACCTGACCACATAATTTTGATGGATGCGCAGCGCGGTAGGTGGAGTTTCCCTGAATTAAAGGAAATTGCCTATGACGAGCATGAATACTGGGACCCAGACATGGTAATCATAGAAGCCAAGGCCACGGGACAGCCTTTGATAGACGAATTACGTCTCAAGGGCATTCCTGCTTTGGGTTTTTCTCCGGGCAGGGGCAAGGATAAGGTCACTAGGATGCACATGGTAGCTCCTTTGTTTGAGGCGGGGGTTGTTTGGTATCCTTCGGACAAGAAGTTCCCTGAAGAGGTCATCGAAGAGGTGGTTTCTTTTCCCTATGGTGACAACGACGATTATTGTGATAGTATGACCCTAGCTTTGATGCGTTTTCGGCAGGGTGGTTTTATCTATCTGGACGGCGAAGATGACCTAGAGGATGAATGGAAACCTCGTAAACGGGAGTATTACTGATGGTGATGTCACCAGACATAGAAGTACCGATTGATGTTCCTATGGAGTTTCCTAACGGAGCCGAGGTTATAGATGACGGCATGGGCGGAGCGATAGTTCAGTCTATGGAAGAGATGCCTATGGATATACCTGATGATATTCCGTTTGACGCTAACTTGGCAGAATACTTGGATGACGGCGTTCTTGGAGAGATATCCTCTGATCTTCGCGGCTTATACGAGGAAGATTTAGAGTCGAGGTCCGATTGGGAAGAGACGTATACCAAGGGTTTAGATTTACTTGGGTTAAAGGCAGAGGAGCGCACGACTCCGTTTGAGGGTGCGTCCGGTATTGTGCATCCCATGATTAGCGAGAGTGTGACGCAGTTTCAGGCACAGGCATACAAGGAGCTTTTGCCAGCGGGTGGCCCTGTTAGAACTCGTCTTATGGGTTTGCAGGACCAAGCTCGTGAGGATCAGGCCAATCGGGTAGAGCACTTTATGAACTACCAGATTACGGAGATCATGGAAGAGTATGATCCGGACATGGATCAGATGTTGTTTTATCTCCCATTGTCTGGTTCTACGTTTAAGAAGGTTTACTTTGATCCCACGAAGCAACGTGCAGTTGCACAGTTTATCCCAGCACAAGACTTGGTTGTGCCGTACTCTGCGTCTGACTTAGCTACGAGCAATCGGGTTACGCATGTATTGCGTATGGACATCAACGATGTGCGCAAGATGCAGGTTGGCGGTGTATATCGTGACGTTGATTTGAAAGAGGGCGGCGAGGTTGAGGCTGACTCTGTTCGTCAGAAGGTCAATGAGCTAGAGGGGCTGTCCAAGAATTACTCTGACGATGTTTTGACGGTGCTAGAGATGCATGCGGACATGGACATTGAGGGTTTTGAGGACATGAACCCTCAGACGGGAGAGCCATCGGGCATAAAGCTACCGTACATCATTACGATTGATGACAACTCGGGACAGATTCTGTCCATTCGGCGCAACTTTGACATGGGTGATCCCATGATGCGCAAGCGTCAATACTTCGTACACTATAAGTTTATGCCCGGATTAGGGTTCTATGGCTTTGGTTTAGTGCATATGATTGGCGGGTTGGGTCGTGCCTCGACAAGCTTGCTGCGTCAGTTGATTGATGCGGGTACGCTTTCGAATTTACCTGCGGGTTTCAAGGCCCGTGGCGTTCGCGTTCGTAATTCTGACGAGCCGTTGCAACCCGGAGAGTGGCGGGACATTGATGTTCCGGGGGGTGCGATTAGGGATTCAATTATTCCTCTGCCGTATAAGGAGCCATCGGCTACCCTAGCGCAGATGCTTGGCGGTTTGGTTGCGGACGGAAGACGCTTTATATCTGTAGCGGA